ATGGGTCAGAATACCGATATGAAATTGGCTGATTTTTCTGCACCACTAGAATCTGTGGTTAATAACCTAAACTCACTCAATAAATCCACAACAACCGGCAAATCAGCATTACCTGCTGTTCGTAATCTGGAAGACACCTTCCAAAGAATGATTATGAATTCAACACGGGTAGTATAAACAAAAAACCCCGCACAAGGCGGGGTCTAAACTTTTATTAAAAGAGTTTAATCTTCTTCGGCCAACTTGCTGAAGTATGCCATATCATCGTCATCTGTGCCAGCAAGATCAACTGGTGCCTTTTTAGGTGCAGCCTTTGCTTGTTCCACAGTTGTACGAGCTCTTGGACCACCATCTTCATCACTAGTAGTAGTAACGCCTAGGACTTTATCAAGTCTGGTCTTCAAAACATCATATGGTTTGAATTCTTTGTCAGCAACCAACTCCAATAATGAAGCTTGGGACTTCCAAATCTTTTCAAGTGCGTCATCATCATTCAACAATGGTGATGCAGATTCGAATTCAGACTTATCATAGTTTTGATAGCCTTCAACTTTACGAATCTTCAATTTGAAGTTAGCACCAGTCCACATATCAAATGGGTTGATTGCTGTTTCATCTTCAAACGCAGGGTTCATTGCCTCAGTAATCTTATCAAAGATTTTCTTACCGAACTTGAACAATTTAACTTGCCCTTCGTTCTCAGGATGCTTTGGATCACTTACGATGTACACGTTAGCAATGTAGTTGAGTTTACGCTTTTGTTTGCGTACAATCTCTTTGTTGGCTTCTACGCCAGAATTCCACAAACGATTGTTGTGTTCACACACGGGACATTGCTGATTCTTGGTTGTCAAGCAGTTGTCAATAAGCCAACCACCAGGACCCTGAAAGCCATGTGAGAAGATTTTGACCCATGGAAGGCCATCATCACCGTCTTGTGGAGATGCAGGAAGAAATCGGATGGTTGCCATGCCGTTACCTGCTTTGTCAACCTCTGGGCGCCAGAAGTTATCTTTGTCAGATGCACCTTCGGTTGATGCATTGAGTTGTTCAATCGCCTTGGTTAGTTTGTCCAAATTACCAGACGATTTTTTGAGTTTAGAGAAATCTACCATAATTTACCTTTCGTATTAACGGAGTATAGTTGTATAAACGGATTATCCACATGATGCATTATATAACATTATTTAGGCGTTGTCAAAGTATAACCTTCAACATTGCCAAGGTGTTAGGCACATCCCTATGCCAGATTGCATGACCACCTGCTATACGCCAATCAGTAATGACAGTTTCCGTGTCATCAATGATGAGAGTGTCCTCTCTGGCATATTCTTTCTTTAGTTGTTTACCCGGTACAAAATTACGCTTGAATTTAATTCCGTGGGAGTCCAACCAAATCTCTTTTTGTTTTGAAATACTATCGTGTGAATCTGGACGAGCAGTAGATGATAGTATCTCTGTTGGCACTGGTGCATTGCGTAGAAACTCCAGTAATTCACCAGCGTGTGGCATCATTTCAAGTGTTGCAAAGTTTTGGCCTTGAATAAACTGATTGAACAGATTACCAAATTCTTTTTTGTTCCGAGTTTGATCTGGATTCACATTGAATAGTTTTTTGTAACGGCCAACAAAGTCGCATATTACACCATCCATGTCCAAATAGATGCAAGAAATTTTTAGTTTGCTCATATTATTTCCAATGAAAAGGACATTTAGCCTGTTTTTTCTCGGCTGTTGTTTTTTTGGCTCTCATCATTTTGGTTAAACCATTATGAAAGAAATATTTAAATGGTTTGACTTTAACTTTTTTAACATCATCAACCACCTCATACCTCAACTCAACATCTTCATCGGTTAATGGTATAAATTTTGCAAGTGGACTGCCAGCCTTAATCAATATCTCTTTGTTATTTTGGTGTCTATTAACCATCAAAAAAATATTCGTGGTGGTTTGATTGTAGAAATCTGTGATGCCTGGTGTTATTGAATAGTATTCCGAATTTACAGCAAAAACATTTTGCGTCATAAGAAATTTAATATCTCTATTGCAGGTAAATTCCCATGGAGATTCCAATTTAAAAATATGATATGGATCTAATGCTCCCGCAGATTGTTCACCTTCATGGTAACTAATTCGATTATCAGCCGAACCAATAGCATGAGCATTGGAATTGTCCATTACAATAGAATACTCTCCCCAAACCGGAAGAATGAAACCGTAGTTATTAAAATTATTAATACCATAACAAGATCGAATCGTTGATTGCTTTTCTGGAGCATTCTCCACAAATCGACTATTTCTTTTGTCTAATTTTTGATATTTGGATTCCAATGTTTTGTAATATGGTGGATAGTTTTTATTGGCTTCCACAACCGGAAACATCTCCAACAATGTTGGATCATCCGTATATGCTGTCAATACTATCTTTTCTTTCTTAAACAGAAACATGTTCTTTCAAACTTTCTTTCAAAATCAATTTCAATTTGTCTTTATCAAATTCAATGAACGGTGTGTACTTTTCAATTCTTCTTTTCCATGATGGCCAAACAACATCATCTGTTATTTTTTTAGACCACATAGGCAAGAAATTCATAATGTTGTTAAGTATACACACCGTTTCAAAATTTATGGTACTGTAAGTCAACTCTTTTAAGAGTAACGGATACTGACCATCTTCTACCACCAACATTTCATTTGGTGTTTGTGTTGCGCTGAGTAGACCTATTATATCTTGTTCGAATCTATAAGTCAAGCTCTGATTTCTTTTTTGCCATTGTTTGTATGTTTCTTCACCTTCTAGATTGGCAATCTCACCAATCCAGTTAGATTCGGTAACAAGAAAATTAGCCACATAAAAGTTCTTCAAGTCTTCCAGTTTGTATTTACGGGATAACTTATAGAATGTGTACTTATCTTTTCTGACGGCAAAGTTATCTCTGGTAACGTTGGTCTTGCCGTGATACTTAAAATAATCGTAGCTATCAGTAGTAAAATGAAGTTTAATGGCATTATATAAAGCAAAGGCGGAGAATCCGGAACCTTCTTCAAGCGAGAAAATCATAGTGTGACAATTTGTTTACTCAATACAATTTCTTCTGGCCAATTTTCAACCAAATGAAATTGTGGGCAACGATTATAACCTTCATCTGTATGATTACCTTTCATTTGTAACCAGAGGATGGCTTTGTTATTTGGTGTGATGCATCTTAAAATAGTTCCACTAGGCATAGTAATCCAAATACATTCTTTTTCGATAAAATCAATCAATTTTGGTATATCAACTATTTGTAAAGATTTTTTGACCTTATTGTTCCAAACCAAGAATTTTGATTTTTCTCCGTTATTTAAACTTTGTATCAACAGGTTTGCAATTTTACGATTGTTTGCATTAAACCACTCTGGAACTTTGTCCCAATCTCTGATGTTATTACTAGACAATCGAGAATGACCTATCTCATACTTGGACAATTTTTTACCACTTGATAATAATTCAAATTCATTCATATCATTTGTTCCAAACCAAAGAATTAATTTGGAAACAATATTATTTGGAATATTCAAATCAGAGGTTAATTTTTTTAAAGTTGTTAGATGCACTTGCGTGTTTTTACCTGATGCGTTTTTAACCGACAGACAAATTTTTTGACCATTTTTTATGCCAATAACATCTGTTTTTGTTTGTGTTGATCCATCAGAATCTATTTTATCAAATTTAAAGAAATTGATTAAATGTTCATGGAGAAATTTGTTTTTCTCCATATCACGGCCTTCATAATATTCTTTACTTGGCATAACACACCTTTAGATTGGTTTAATAAAAATAATTTTTTTGTTTTCACCTGTGGGTTTAACAAAAAGTTCTTTCAGTTCAGTTTTATTATTCCATTTCATGGAAGAAGATTTGTGTGATGGTAAACCAGCAGTCTCACCTATTTTTTTCCAATTGTCGGCAAGATAGACTGCACCATTTTTACCGGCACCAACAAAGGTGATGATGTGTGTTAAATCATCACCATATTTTCTTTTCCATGCTTCACGGGATTTTAGTCTCAATTGTTTTAATACTTGTGTGCCAGCATTTTTAACTGATTTACTAAAACAAAAACGCCAATTATTTGCAATCGTGTTGAATTTATTTTTGTATTCATCTTTAGATACGCCAAGGAATCTTAGTATATCTTTTGGTGGAGGATAAACTGATGAACCAATACCAATCATACCGATACATTCCGGTAGAGAATCATCTTTGTGTTCAAAAATTAACCAATCAATTCTACGACCAACAGAAGAATTTGTTGGAACATAAGAATGGTTATTTTCAATAATATTTTTCACCAAACTTTTTTGTTCGGCGGTATTAACTTCAATTAGTTCAATCATATCGGCAATTTAGAACTTTTCTTCAATAGGTTCAATTCTTGTGCTTCTTCACGAATCTTAGACTTCAATGCATTGGAGACCAATGATGATGCAACATCGACCTCCATGCCAGTTTGTTCACAATGGTGAATGATTGCATCCATGTGTGTACCACCTAAGGTGTACGACAACTTGGAAATCATTTCACTAAAATCATTAATTTCAGTTTTCGTAGGCACGATTATCCTTTAGTATAAAAAATGTGGTTACCAATCTTCTTCACAACTCTGATATTGGTCCAACCAGGGTTAACATAGACTGCATGGTAGAACATTGCCTTGGTTTTGGCAAGCTCTCTGTGCAATACTGATTCTGTTAATGCCCTTTTAGCAATGTACAGGCATTCTTCCCATGCATATGAATCTTTAACTGGATTAACATTCTCACAAGTCCATGAGAATTGGCAGGTTGCACCAGTCTTTTGGTAAACAACACCACAAAAATCTGATGGGTATCTCTTGCTGTTTGCACGATTAATGGTGACCTGTGCAACGGCCAGTTTTCCTTCGTGTGATTCTTTTGCTGCTTCGTAGTAAATGTTCTTAGCAATACAAAGAACCTGTTTATTGATATCTGCACCAACTTGTTCCTTGATTGAAGGTTCATATTGCTTGGCAGAAATGGGTATGCATAACGAGGTAAATACAATCAATAAAGTTTTTGACAACTTCATTTGTTCTCCTTGTGTGTGTTTGGGGTTAGACCCCAA